AAAGGTTTGTATGCATCTGGTCCAACTAAAGATCCTAGACCTTGTGCTGCTTGCGATGCGCCTGTTTGTAATGCTGTTTGTGCTGCAACTTGTGGATTGTATGCTGCTGTATTAATTTGTTGTCCAATTAATGGCTCTAATTTTTTTGTAAAGGCTGTAAGCGCGCCTTCTAGTACCGGTGCAGGTAATGTTTGTGTTTGTTCTACTGCCATTATGCCCTTGCCTCTAGTTTATTCATTATATCGTACATACGTTGTGCTCCTTTATTAACACTGCCACCACCTGCTGCTCTGACTGCATCTGCTGTCATTACAAATTCGTTTTTAGAAAGTCTTGCAGGTACATCATCTGCTCTTTCTTTTTTACCAATCGGTACAAATCCACCACCTCTTAAATCCATTTCTCTACCACCGAAGTCTAACATACCTCCGTCTTTTAAGCTAGCAATTCCTCCATTCCTTAATCCTATTTCTTCAAAAGTATCTAGTATTTCGTCTTCTGTAAATTGTGCTGCTTCCATCGCTTCTCTAATCGCGGCTCTTCTAGCATTTGCAATCGCTGCTTCATCCATACCTGCTTGTGCCATTTCTTCTGCTTGTATTCTATCAAATTCATCTTGTGCATCTATCGCCGCTTCATATGCAACATCACCTGTTGCTAAAGCTGTTGTTGGCCCTAAAGCTGCTGCTGCATCTTGTAATACTGGAAACGATTTTTTCATACCTAAAATGTTTTCTCTACCTGGGACATTTTTTTGAAATAAACTTCCTGGATTTCTTCCTATGTCTGCTAATGTAGATCTTGTTCCTTGTACATAGTCAGATAAAGCTCCTATTCCTTCTCTACCTATATTTTCTGCACCTTGCATAAATCCTACTTCATTTGTGTAAGGAACTGATATATCACCAAATTGATCAACTCCTGTACCCATTTGTTTTTCAATACCACCTCTAATACCTTCACCTGAAGCTCCACCTTTAGTAACATCTTGAGAGCCTAACGCTCCAAGACCACCAGCTAATGCAATGGACAATGCATTTAAATCACTAATATCTTCTACTGGTGTTTCATCAGCTGCAATCTGTCCTAAAGTATTAAATCCTGCTCCTGCTAAACCTCTCATTAAAGGCCCCATTCCTGGTGGTAACATAAGTGTACCAATACCAGCTGCGTATGGTGCTAAAAATCTTAATTCGTTTGGTATAAGTTTATCACTAATTTTTGAAATAGTTTTTACAAAGGGTTTTGTAATTTTTTTTGTTACCTTTTTACGTGCTCTATTTATATCTGATAAAATTCCCATAGTTTCTCTTTATATTATTAATGTTGAAGCAAGTACGCAACACTTGTAAATAGGCGAGTATCACACAATTTACTAGGTTTTTATACATTCGTCAATCGCTGATGTTAAAGTCAGCGCCTATTTTTACTTCTTCTACAGTCACATTTACATCTCTTCGTATATGCTCTGCTTTTGTGGCTGTATTAGGATTTTGTACATCCTGCATAGCTTCTGCGTCTGACATATACTCTTGACCTGTTTCTGTATTAGTTAAAGTTACCTCTGTTTTAGGTGTAATTACTGGTACTCTTTGACCATTAATTGTTTCATACCTAACAGAAGCCTCTGTTTCTACAAACGGCATTATCTGTCCTCCCTGTTGATTTCTAATATTGATGCTACAACGTGCAATCTATTTGCATCTGCAGCGGTTACTTGTAATACTTCACTTTCTTGCATAATCAAAGGCTCATTTAATAATTGTTCTGTAGCATTACCTGCTATAGTTTTATTTTTAAATATAGTAAATTTATCAGCTGATGCTGGATCTCCATTAAATAAATCTACTGTAATATCACTACCATTGTTTGTGTCATCACAAACTAATATAGATTTTACAATAGCTCTAGAGTTAGATGCTACAGTATATAAAGTTGTAACTGTGTTAGTTGTTAAATCTAATTTTTGGTTTTTATATATATTTGCCATTTATCCTAATCCGAACCACGTATATCTTTCCGAGTCTTCTTTAAGTTGTGTTAAGTATGTAGAGTTTAATTGTTCAATGATTGTAGTCAACGCTCTGTTAATTTGTCTTTGATTATCTTCACTATATTCTTTTTTAGGTTCAGGTAATCTTACTACAACTTTAGTCATTATCCTCTTCTTCCATCTGGTTGTATGTCAACTTGAAACGTACCAAATCTCCAAGACTCACCTACACCAGTATTTTCTATCTTTATATTTGCATATCTTCCTCTTGCTCTGGTGTCAACCTTTAAGGTACTAGAATTTATTATAAAAGGACTTAATGTAGTTTCTATATCATCTTGTGATGGAAAATCTTTTATAGATAAAGTTATTTGATTGTTACCTGTTAATACTTTAAAGTTTGGTAAAAATCTTCTCATCGCTAAAAATACTTCTGATTGATCTGGTTGTAATGAAAAACTAAATGATTGTATAAAAGATGTTAATGCAGTTACACTACCATCTGGATTTACTTGATCGGTCCCCGATTCTTGTTCAAATAATACACTTCTACCTAAACCTGTTTCACCTATAATTGCAGGAAAAGAACCTGTAGCTGAACTGCTGTATGCTGTAGCGTATGGTTTAGGATATACTAATGAATCAATCCAAGTTGTTCTAATTGAATTAGTGTTAGTTCCTGTATACCAATTACCCATAGGTAACTGTGCATTGTTTTGTCCGTAGTTGTAAACTACATATCTATTATTAAAATCTGATCCTGATGTTGGATACCACCAAGTTACTTCTGTAAATAGGTTATTGATACCGGCACAAACTTGTTGGCCTTTTGTTGTATCAACATCATCATAAATATAATCTTCAACTGAACAAGGTAGAGTATTTACTGTACCATCAAAAGAGAAGAAACCATTATTACCCATCCAATATGCAACACCATCAATTTCAATTGCTGCGTTCTTACCAATCAATCCACAGTTTGTACCCACTTGTTCAAAACCAAATGTAAATGGCGCACCTACAAATTTCATTGTGTATAGTGCATTATCTGTCCATACTAGAATGTTTTCTTTTGCAACTAAAGCTCCTACAATTTTAGTACCATCTTGTATTCTTTGTGTACCGGCTGTGTTAGTTGCTTCTGGTGTATATTCATTTATATTTTCATCTTCAGAAAATCTTATAAACATATCGTCTTGTGTAGTAGGTGATCCAATAGTTGTTTCAGTTCCAAAATGAATTAAGTGCCGTGTTGTTGGTGAAATAAGTGTAACTCTAGTAGCTGTTGGATTGTTTGTAGTCTGAAATCCTGATGTAGTTGTAGAAGCTCTTGTAGATAATCTTGCTGCAATAGAAGAATCCCAAGTAAAAGTTTTACCATTTGCAATAGTTGCAACTAATACATCACCAAAATTACTTAATGACCAAAGTCCTGGTTCAAGAGTAACTGTAGCTGCATCAACCGCATCTCCCCATCCTGAAAATTCTGTAGCATTTGTAACTGTTGCTGCTGTTGAGTGAGCTTGACCATTTGATGTACCCGTAGTTGCTGTACCTTTTGCACCTCTAGTAATACCTAAAAATTGTGTAGCATTTGTTGATGTGTATGTAATTAATTCGTTAGCGATTGCGATAGTTCCAGAAGATGGAAACCCTGTTGTGCTTACAACTGTAACCGCGGTCCCCGACCCACCTGTACCATTTGTATCTGCAAGAAGTGCACCATTTAAAGTTGTTGTTTGTGCACCTTGAACTGTACCACCATATTGACTAATACCAAAACCATATCCATAAGTTTGTGCAGCTGGACCCACTCGTTCGTAAGGTTTTATATCTACACTACCACCAGACGCTGTAGAACCTGCGCTTGTAAAAGTTATAGTAAAAGTGTTTGCTGTTGGTGTAGAAATAACTTGAAATAGTTTATCTTCAAAATCTGATGCACTTAATCCTGTACCACCAGGTAAAGTTACACTGTCAAATAAAACAATGTCACCATCTTCTAAATTATGTGCTGCTGATGTTGTAATGGTAATAGTAGTTGTGCCATTAAAAGTAAATGTAGCTGCTGAAATAGTAGTTGCTAAAGGAGTTACATCAAAAAATTGACCTTCAAAATATACAATTAAAAATTTATCTGTGCCAATTGCAACATATCTATTACCATCTTGGTCAACAAATGCGTGTTGTTTTCTAGCTACACCTACTAAAGTATCTGTAAGTAATGACTGCCAACCACCAACTTTTTCTGGTAGTCCATATCTAAATCTAACATTGTCTGAATCAACCCAACGACCTTCTGCTCCAACTGCTGTATCTTGTTTGTCGATTCCAGGAGCAAACTTAATTTTCGTAAGCATTAATTACTCCTATTGATTTGTTGATTTATATAGCCAACCTTTTGTGGCATTAGCATAAATAAGAGTTACACATTGATTATTAGTAGCAAGAGTATCGTTAGCAGCGGCACCTTCTATATTAGAACCACCTCTATCTATAATACAATTGTTTGTTGCAAAACCATTTGATGCTGAACCATCCATAATTGTTACTTCATCACCGACTGCAGGTGAACTTGGTAATGTAATTGTAACTGGGTTAGCAACTGTATCTACTACAATTTGATCACCAGCGACTGCTGTGTATGTAGTTTTACTTGCTGCAGTTACAGAAGTCATTCCTTTTTGTAACATACCTAATGTTGTTGCTGGCACACTACCTCTAGAATAAACTAAAGCTGTTGCACCTTCTGGAAGAGGGACTCCTCCACTTTGACCTGTTGTTATTAAAGTTACTGTATAACTATCACCAGCTCCACCTCTAGTAGTTCCATCTTCTACAAAAAATATTCTGTTTGCATTACCACCTGTTGTTGATGCGGGCATAGCTAAAGTTGAATTACCAGATAAAGTTCCTGTTACTTTAATGTAAAGGTTTTTACCATTTGCTGTTGCATCTCCATCAGCTAAACTTAATGTAGTTGTACCTGAACTTAAAGTTACTTCTACATAACCTGATGCTGCTGTTTGTAATAATTGTAAATTAGTATTTGTAATTGCACCCCATAGACCAGCTTTTTCACCTGTTGCTACGAGTTCTAATGATAAATCTGTTGAATAACTTGATGCCATAATTTTAGTACGGTTTGATTGGTGTCCAAACCATTGTTGCTCCTGGTATTATATCGTTCCACGTAATAACTCCTGGTTCTACTGTATCTAAAGCAAGAGATACCTTGTCAGGATTTATATTTGCCGCTCCTGTTACTGTAACATTTCCTGTTGCTAACGTCAACGCGTTTCCTGTAACTACAGCATTAGCAGCTGCAGTAACTGTAATTGTTCCTAAACCTAGTGATACTTGTGATCCTGTAACATCTACATTAGCTTTACCACTAATAGTTAAAGTTCCTAAACCAAGAGTAACTTGATTTGGATCTGGATCTTCTACAATAGAATCTGCAATAATACCTACACTGCCTATTGTAATAGTAAGTGCATTTCCTGTTACTTGAACATTTACTGCACCAATATTTGTAGATGTAGCGAATGGTAATGCTGATATTGCGTCAAATCCTAAACTCATAAATAATCCTTAAAAGGAGACTGTGTGGTATGTGGTGGTGACACAGCCTCCATCTAAAGATTATATCATCGTTTAAACCAAGAAGGAAGACCTAAATGTGGACGCTTGTCAAACATATTATCTCTAGCGCCTGGCGTTTTACGATTATTATAATGAAGAAATACTTGTACGCATTCCTTACCTTTGAATTTTTCTCTCCAATGTTCTAGCTCACAGCCAGAATAAACCAACATATCTCCTGGTTTTAAATCTACTTTAATGCCTTTTTGACCTTCTTTACCAGATGGTTCTAAATAGATTGGCCAAGGATCACCACCAAGATTCATAGTAGTAGATATCTCACAACTAAATCTATCCTTGTGTCTTTTAAGAACATCACCTTTTTTATATATTCTTGCATAAGTATATGCAGGATATAATTTTAATCCTGTTGCTTCTTCCATTTTAGGAAGACATTTTAATAATAAAGTTTCCATAGCCATATTAGAATACTGACTATATGTATTTGGAATTTGTTCATTCTCACCTTCGTAATAACCAATAATAGTTTCAAATGGTGAAAAGTATCTACGCTCTTTACAAGTATCATAAACTTGCTTTTGCATACAAAAATAATTTGCAACAAAAGCTGCTAGGTCTTTTGATATAGCTTGTTTGATTACTGTATATTTTTTCTTTTTAAACATCTTTTGCCATCTCTTTCGGTACGGCTTGTATGTTCCAATGTATAAATCTAAATGGTTCAATCCCAAAATCTACTGCATATTCGTGTTCCAAGAACCCTGGAAATATAATTAATGTTCCTGGTGTAGGTTTAAAGTGAATTAATTCTGATCCACCCCATATACCTTTTTGATCTGGTTTCATTTTTAATTTGGTTGCACGTGCTCCTGTTCTTGGTTCGTGAAATATTGGGTATGATGTTTTATCACTGCACTTTAAAAAATAAAAACCTGATACGTGTTGATTCCAATGTATGTGTGCAGAGTGATGACCACCACCTTTTTTAGCAAATTCTTGTACCCATAATTCAGAAAACATAGTTGTGTATTGTGACATATCAAAACCTTGGTGATCTAAATACTCCCAAGACTTTTGACCAATGTAATTTCTAAAATCTAAAAAATCATTATCCATTGTAAGTGGTGTTGAATGATGTGATAATCCAAAGTCACCATATTTTTTAATATGTTCTTTATTTCTATTTCTAGCTTCTTTAACATATTTGTTAGATGCTTTGTTTAATGACTTTACAAACTCTGGTTTTTGTTCTGACCAAATAGCTGTGTTAAAATAGTTATTAATAAACATTATTTAAAAGGCCTCCCTAAATGCCATACTACAAGACTGTATCTTGTGCCTGATGTTACTGGTTTAACTCTATGCCATACAAAAGAAGGAAATACAATAATAGAACCTTTTGGTAAAATTTCTTTTGCTCTTCTTAAATGTTTAGCTTCGTCTCTCATATGTGGATCGTAGTTTCTAAAATCAAATTCTAATTCACCACCTGTGTATTCTGAACCATCTGTTAACTGACAAGTCATAGATAGTTTTCGAATCTTACCATTTTCGGGTCCTTCTTTTTCGTAAGGTTTGTCCCACCCGTCGCAATGCCAATCATAATATTGGTTATGTTTATATTTTGTAAACTGACACGATTCTGATCTATCCCATTCAAAGTTCCAACCAGCTGCTTTATTTGCTTCGTGAACGTATGGATGTAATTCTTTGTATAT